GAATTAGCTAATGTTTTTCATAGTTGTGTAGAAAAGATCGGTGGTTTTTTCTCTAACTTGTGGGAAGGACTTCCAGATGGGATTAAAGTTATTATGGCTAATATTCTAAATGTTATTAGTTTCGGAATTAACGGTATGATACAAAAGTTTAATGGTTTGATTGATATTATTAATCTTGTTCTTGCTATTCCCGCTCTATTTAATTTTGCGATTGTTCAAATACCACATATCCCTGAAATCCCAATGATTTCAACTAAAGTCTCTACTTCAAGCACCAGCAGTGGTGCTGGCGGTGGTCGCCCCTTTGTTAATGAAAGTTTAGCAGTAGGACTTGATTATGTACCTTTCGATGGATTCATCGCTGAACTCCACAAAGGTGAAAGAGTCATGACTGCTGCTGAGAACAAAGCTTATTCATCCGCAGATCCGGCAAGAAGCTATCCAGCTAGAGTAGCATCAAGTAATGGTGGAGTCTCCATTAATGTTACTGTCCCTGTCACCGTAGAAGGTGGCTCAGGTACGCTGCCAAGTGCACAGAATATGGGCGTTGTTGTTGCCCAAGAAGTTCAAAAAATATTGGAAAGCGTACTACGTCGTAACGGATTGGGGGCGATGAGTTAATGGCATTACTCAACGGTCATTACATTCTAGTGGAAGATGAGAGCCCGAGTTATGAAGTAGAAATCACGGATCAACCCGTGGATAGGGATATCGATCTTAGCGATCATGTTCAGCGTAAAGCCAGGACACTTTCGATTAGCGGCGTTATTGTTGGTGATCATGCGGTCAGCATAAGGGCGATGATTGTGAAGGCTCAGGATCAAGGTGAGATCGTTCAGTTTTCGGGTCGAACCACTTTTAGAGGATTAATCTCTGGGTTCTCTCCTAAGCATGATCATACAATAATGGATGGTTTCTCGTTTACCTTGAGCATGAAGGAAGTTCGGATTGCCGGTTCATCTTATGTTAAGATTCCTCTTCCTGCACCCATTAAAGCACAAGTCGCCAAGGCTGCGAACGCTGGAGTTAAGCAACCTCTTAGCAAAAAGAATAGTACGACGAAGGAGAATAATAGTAACCCGAATACGGTGAAAACGCCTCCCAAGAAGACGATAACGCCAAAGGTACCGAAATCCACACATAAGAGAGGAACTCCATGGGAGATGCCGATGTAGAGGAGGGTGAGGTAGTATGAATTATATTGATATTGAAAAGAATCTTATTCCGTATCGGTTTGATGTTTCACTTGCAGATGAGGTATTTACTTTCGAAGTGAATTACAACGAGGATTATGATTTCTTTACGGTTGATTTAGAACGAGATGGGGAAATATTAGTTGTCGGAGAGAAGCTGATTTATGCGATGCCTCTCTTTTATGATGTCATGGATCATCGGTTCCCTAAAGTCTCGATCATCCCATACGATGAATCTGAGAACAGCATAGATGTGACATGGGAAACACTCTCTGAGAGTGTTTTTTTATATGTCATTGACAATGGGGAGGATACGGATGGTTAACTTTGGGCGAGTGGCAGAAATGATTGTCGCCAATCGTAAATTCAGCATGGATGATTTTGCAATGGAAGCTACCATTCCTTTTGATAATGATATTTTGCCCAATGAGAGTGAGATTAAGATTTGGAACTTATCGGACAAGACGTTGAACAACATCAAGTGTGATGCCCTCTTGCAAATGAATGGTGGCTATCGTGGAGATGTGGGTCTTATGCTTCAGGGCTATATCTCAAAGGTAGAGACACAATGGGATGGTGTTGATAAGGTTACATCGATCTTTGTGTTAGACAGTGAGGATAAGAATTACGCTAAGAAAGAAGTGAAAGAGACCGCATTTGCGAAGAATACATCGGCTAGCTACATCATCAAGCAAATGGCAGAAATTATTAAGCTACCAATAGCTCAAATGGACCTGAATGTGGACTATCAGTATAAAGAGGGTTACACAGCCAAGGGGATTGTCATTGAGATCCTTGCAAAAGTAGCGAAAGATTGTGGCACATCGACCTTTATTAACAAAGGAAAACTCTACGTGCGAGGTTTACGTCGTGTAGGGGATACGGTGTTTCGATTATCCAAAGGGACGGGCCTAATTGGGAAGCCAGAACGATTTGAAGAGGGTGGATTCAAAGGATATCAACTCAAATCACAATTACAGCACCGTATTACAACCGCTTCTGTTGTTGATCTGGTAACTCCACAATTTGAAGGCCGCTTATATGTTCGGAGTGGTAAGCATCATATGAGTCGCACTGGGGATTTCACTACGGAAATGGAGGCTATCATGTGAAAAATGATCCTGCTTCAACATTGTCCCAAGTGATTGCTCAGATGATGGTTCATCAATTGAATGCAGTTCATGTGGGCTTCCCATGTCGCGTCATTTCATTTGATGAAGTGACATGTAAGGCTGATGTGCAGCCGTTGGTCCGAACATCAGATGGTGACCCTGCTATGATTCAGGGCGTACCAACACTTGGACATCGATTCAAAGTGAATGAGATAGAACAGGTCTACAGACCATCTCTTAAATCTGGGGATACGGTATATGTTGTGTGTGCTGATCGGGAGATCAAGAATGCTCTGAATGGGCAGGTCGCATCCGCTGACACAGAAAGAAGACATGACGTGAATGACGCTGTTATTGTGGGGGTGTTTGCATGCAGTCTTTAAAGTTGAGTGAGACAGGAGATATTCTAATGAGTGCCTCGGGTAATTTAGTGATGGTGGAAGGTATAGAGGAAATCGCTCAATGCTGTCACATCGGAATTGGAACGAATAAGGGCGAGTGGTTTCTGAATCCGGACATGGGGATTACATTCTCTAGGTTTCTGGGGAAACAGATCAATGAGGAAGAGATGCGTGAAGAATTGACACAAGGACTGATGCAGGAAGAACGAATTCAGTCTGTGGATTTAATCAACTTCACAGTTGAGAAAAATTCCCGGACACTACTGGTAACATTTGATGCTACAAGTAGAGAGGGAGAACGGATACAAGCGAAAGAGGTGAGTATTGGTGCTGGATAGAACAGGATTTAAGCGCAGACGGTTTGAGGACCTTTTTGCAGAAATGAATGATAAGGCTAAAGAGACGTTTGGAGATAAAGTGAATACTTCCGAAAGATCACCGTTAGGCATTATTCTACGTATCTTTGCATGGTTCCTCTCAAAGTTATGGGTCACAGCAGAGGATGTATACAACAGTAGTTATATTAATAGTGCAGAAGGCAGTAGCTTGGATCGATTGGGACCTCATGTGGGGATCACTCGGGTCTTAGATCAATATGCTAGAGGTTCTGTTCAATTGACGGGAGCAGCGGGTCACACGTTGGTACAAGGATTTCGTGTCGCAACAGAAGCGAAAGTCTACTTCGATACAACGCAAGAGATAACGTTTGATAGCAACGGCACAGCAACAGTTCTTATTGAAGCTGTAGAACCAGGTCAGGGTGGTAATGTATCTGTTGGTTCGATTATCGTCATTGTAAATCCAACTCCAGATGTTACGGGAGTGACCAATGCAGTACCAACCACAGGTGGACGAGAGAAAATGACAGACTCGGAATTTCGAGATTTATTTACTCAGTCGGTTGCGGGTGGAGGTGCGGCTTCAATAGATGCCTTAATTGGAGCTTTGCTTAGAATTAATACGGTTAGAGCAGCAACGGTTATTCAGAATTTTACTAATGAATTGGACGCAGCTGGGCGCCCTCCTCATACCTATCAATGTTATGTGCTTGGTGGAAATGATGACGAGATTGCACAAGTTATTTTTTCAACTGGAGCGGGTGGTATTGAGTCATACGGAGATGTTGTGAAGACGGTCTTAGATATTGGTGGGTATGGTCATGAGGTGAAATTCAGTCGAGCCCAAGAAGTGGTCTTACAGGTTGCTGTCACTCTTACGACCAATGAACAATACCCCGCAGATGGGGATGAGAGGATTCGTTCAGCTATTGTTCGTTACATCGGTGGAGAAGATGGGGGTAGTTACTATAATGGATTGTCGATGGGTACACCTGCTGTATACAACAAGTTGGTCAGTGCAGTAGATCAAATTGAAGGTATAGAGGATTTTACGTTAAAAGTGGGTAAAAACGATGTTCTGGAAGAGGGGAACGTTACTTTAGAGCGTTATCAAGTCGCGCAGATTAATGCCAAGGACATTGTGGTGAATCGTCATGTTTAGTGTGAAGGAGATGATGTCGCGGTTCGCGGACGTGTTCAACAAGAATCCGAACAGTAATATCGGCAAATTAATCGGTATTCTGTACGGTCAGATGGATGAATTAAATACTTCTCTTGAGAGGGTTCGTGAGTGGCGGGACATCGATAAAGCTCAAGGGACGACATTGGATCGTATCGGGCAGAATGTCATTCAGCCACGTGGTGCTGCGACAGATGAAGTGTACAGGGTGCTGTTAAAGTCTAAGATCGCTAGAAATCTATCGAAAACAGACATAAACACGATTATACGAGTACTAGCCTTGGCTTTGGATTGTGACTATAAAGACATCCAGATTCAAGAAAAGTTCAGTGATCTGCATGATCCTGAACCAGCATCTCTATCCTTAATGCGAATACCAATGAAAAGACTGAATGAAGTGGGAATGTCTCCATCACAATTTGCGAAGATCATTCAAAAGACAGTAGCTGCTGGCGTTAGTATTGCTCAGATCGAATTGACAGGTACATTTCGGTTGTCATCCATTTTTGATGGATTACAACAGGATGTCTTTGGATTATCTGACCCAGATATGACCGTTGGTGGCACGCTCGGAGAAGTATATGTACCAGGCAATGATTACGAATTACCGATATAGGAGGGGTTATCGTGGCATTTAATAAACAAGCACCAAAGTGGGGAGCAATTGGAATTGAGCCTCCCGAATCCAAAAGAAGTATAGGTTGGGAAGTAGAAGATCGGCCGCCTGCGGCGTGGTTGAATTGGTTCATGAATCTGACTGCTGAATCACTTCAGGAGTTGCAAAGTAAGGCAGCAGAGAAAACATATGTTGAGGATAAAATAGCTGAAGCGATTGCGGGGATTGACGTAGATATTCCTGATGCATCGTTAACGGTAAAAGGGATCACACAACTGAATAGTGCAGTAGATAGTACGTCAGAGACGCAGGCGGCTACGCCGAAGGCGGTTAAGATTGCTTATGATGAGGCACAGGCGGGAAAGCAAGCTGGCAATAAGCGGAAAGCGGAAGTAGTAGCCGCGCTTGTTGCCAAGGGTATCCAGGCGACTTTAACGGACTCATGGGCAACCCTTATCCCTAAAATTACGGCAATAGTCACAGCGACAGGAACCGCAGTCTTAGCGGATGTATTAGCAGGGAAGACATTCAGTACAGCCGCAGGAAACGCGATGGTTGGGACTATGCCTAATAGGTCGGGGCAAGTGCAAGGGTCAGCAGGTGCCGCTAATGGTAGTGGTGATATATTTGTAGTTCCTCCTTTTGGATACTATGATGGATTGGCAAACACACCCGTAAAAGCGTGGGACCTTGATTTCATCGCTTCTAATTTTAGAGCAGATAAAAATATATTTGGGCTACAGGGTTCAATACCAATTCGAAATGGAAGTAATGGTGACGCAGGGGGAAACCATCATACACACTCTGGAATAACGGCATGGGAAGGGAACCTTTTTGTTAAACCAACACCAGGACCGCCCATCATATATGAGGGTGATGTATGGCTAAAAGTTGCTGACCCTGATTTCGTGCCGAAAAATATTAGAAGTGGCGTGGATATGTTTGGGTTGGGTGGGACATTAACAGAAGGTGTTGGAGCAGGGGAAATTATAGTGTATAGAGGTAGTGGAGTGTATACAAGCAAACCTATTATCTTGGCTAAATCTGTAAGGGCGCTTACGGGGGGAACGTATAGAGTAAAATTTAGTATAAAATCTAATGATCCCGATAGAACTGTATTTGGTCAGGTATATATTAATGATGTCCCTAGAGGTTTATTAAGAGATACACGATCAGATTACCCAGTAACGTTTACGGAGGATATAAGTGTAAACTCTAATGGTTTGATTCAGCTATATATAGGATCATATGCTGGTGCCGAAGTAATGCTTACCGACTTTACTCTAGGTGTAGATTTATCTTTCGAAACGATCAAATAATTTAGGAGGAAAAACATGATTTTAAAAGTGGAATATAAGAACGAGAAAGAAAGAACAACATTATTATCTATACATTCCGATCTGATTTTGATCGAAGAACAGAATATAACAGAAGGCAATTTTCTTATATTTTCTGATACCATCCCTGAGAAAGAGGTAATATACACTAATGTACCTGAAGGGAAAATTGAAGAAATGGAATTGAAGATGGAGGAAAAAGATAGAGAGAACAAAAACGCATTATTTGAAATTTACAATATGCTAGGCGGTGCGTGACCTTGAATGTCATAAGCCGCCTTTTGTTTTGGATTCTATTAAAGTCAATTAAGGGAGGTGAATTTAATATGGTAATTGTAATGGTATCTTTAATCATTTGGGGCGACATCACTTTTAGTCAAGTTCCAACTAAGCAACAGGACGCAGTAAAAGGGAAGCTTGCAGCACAGGGACTTGATGAGTATGGGCAACCAATTATGTCGCAATAGGACGACTATACGCACCACCACAGCGCCACTCAGGCGTATTTTTTTGCCCCCGAATCCTCGGGGGCTATTTTTTTTATATCAAAATATCGGAGGAGATGAGATATGGATAGAATGGATTTGATTTTAAAGTGGAGCATAGCCCTTTTAGGATCAGCAGCCACATATCTGGTAGGAGAATGGTCTGAACTGATTTCATTTTTTCTACTTGCGATTGTGATCGATTATTTAACGGGGATAGTTGCATCACTGAAAGTCGGTAACGGCCTTAGTAGCAATGTTGGCTTTTGGGGATTGGCTAAAAAAGGGCTCATGATTCTTGTTGTGATTCTGGCACATCGATTAGACGAGTTATTTGGGACTGATGTCATTATGGTCGGTTCGATTTATTTTTATTTGACGAATGAACTGATTTCAGTGACTGAGAATTATGGAAGGATGGGACTGCCCCTACCGAATAAAATTAAAGACATCATATCTATTCTCAAACAAAAGGGTGGTGATCAATCATGAATCCATTTGACTCTTACAGACTAACAAGTCCATTCGGCATGCGTATGCATCCTGTATATAAAATCCCAAAATTCCACAAAGGCGTTGATCTCGTAACGACACCCTCCACGGGTCCGATAAATGCATTTGTAGCTGGTGAAGTCATTCATGCGAAAGAGGGTATGAAAGGTTCGGGATTTGGAGGGTACGGTATTGTGGTCGCAATTAAGGATAACAAAGGTTATCTTCATTGTTATGCACATTTATCTGCTGCCCTGGTAAAGGTAGGAGATATGGTGAAAAGAGGACAAAAGTTGGGTCTTCAAGGGAGTACAGGAGTGTCCACAGGTGCACATCTTCATTATGAGATTCGTAAAGCTTGCTCCCCATCATATGGATACACGGAGACGCAAAGTGGTGTGGTTGAGCCTACGAAATACGTGCAAGATTTTTATTCCAGCGAGGAGCTATCAAACCTTGATAAGAAAGATGCCAATGCCATCATTGATAAGTATCTTAAGCCAGCTTGGGGGAATGCCAAGACACCAGCTGATAAACAGGAGATTGGTAGACTGGCTGATGAATTACGGGTGGCTTCAGGACAAATGAAACAGAATGGATAGGAAATTAACCAACGCAATCAATTTGTCCTATCATGGACTATTATCACTTTTGCAACATATTTATTCTCAAGGGGGTCTTGAACATCATGCAAGTTATGAAGCCCTCAAAGGTATTGTAAATCACTTCATTCTGCTGATTTGAAAAGGAGTAGTGATAACGTATGGTGAATCAGAATTTAAATGATGTCTTGTCTTTTGCTTCGCTGTTATCCGTATTTGTAATGGCGGTTGTTCAACTGGTCAAAATCACGGTAAATCTACCTAAGAATATTATTCCTTTAGTTGGGGTACTCATTGGGCTACTGCTGGGGTTAGCATTTTACCCATTCACAGATTTACAGACAGTAGAAAGGCTATGGGGCGGAGGACTGGCAGGACTATCAGCAACAGGATTGTTTGAGTTAGCTTTTAATAAACGAGCTGGTAACACGATAGTGAATTTAGTTAATAGAGATAGCATCGACAGTAAGGACAGTAAGGACAATAAGGATAATGAAAAAAAGTAAATCGATTTGGATAGAAGTAAAATAGATGAGGTCAATGATCTTCTGTATACAGTGCCTTTGCTTCGGCAAGGGTTTTTTTTGCGTTCAGAGCATCTTACATAACTATGAGTTCCATTCCCAAATTCTTTCTGATATACTGTAACCAGTAATTCACAAATACGAATGACGAGGTAACCACGACGCCCATGAAGTAAACCATCTATTTCTCAATAAACTGCATGTAACTAAAAACAGGCAGTCTCTACGGTGTGTAGGGGTGAGGATAGGTGTGTCTAAATTAGGGTGTATCGTTACAAATGGGCTAGGTGGCCTCTTTGGCGGTTTCTCTCTGTTTAAGTCATCTATCGATAACCTTTCACCGTAGGCCTATGCCTGCGGTTTTTTTGTACATTTAGAAAGGATGATGGTAAATGATGAATATCGTACGTGGTAGAAATTTAGCTAAAGAATGGCAGGGGAAAGTCTGCTTCGAACAAGTGGACATTGACATATATGAAGGGGAACGACTAGCGCTATTTGGGAGCAACGGTGTTGGTAAAACAACACTTCTTGAAATATTAGCAGGTGAGGAAGAATCCACTGAAGGAACAATTGAACGAGGTCTCCCACGATCACAGTGGGGCTTTATGAAACAAACTTCAGAGGCCCTATTAGGAATGACGACGCTGGAAGCAGCGCAGGTTGATAGCACCGAGTTATATCAGATCAAGTGGCATATGAAGCGAATAGAAGAGGAACTTGGTCACCGTACCAATACAATAAATTCGAATGAATCTTTGTTAGACGAGTATGGCGATTGGTTGGAACGTTATGAACAAATGGATGGATTCAAATGGGAAGTGGATGTGGAAAAGATTCTAAATGTACTTCACATTGGTGCTGAGCTATGGGGAATTCCATTCTCTCAATTAAGTGGTGGGCAGAAAACAAGAGTGCGTCTCGCATCCTTACTTGTTCATCGTCCTAAATTTCTAATACTGGATGAACCGACGAATCATTTGGATGAATCCAGTATTTTATGGTTAGAGAATTGGTTGACTCACTATGAGGGGACCGTATTATTTGTTTCTCATGATAGAACTTTCCTAGATCATGTAGCTACGGGGGTGTGCGAGCTTACGAATCAAGGGCTGAAGAAATATAACGGCGGTTATCTTGACTATCGTCGGGAGAAAGACCGAGAGATTCGTGAGCAGGAGTCGTTGTATAAGCAACAACAGCTGGCAAGAAAAGCGCTAGAGGAGTCGATACGCAGATACCAGGAATGGTTCAATAAAGCAGATCAAGCAGCTTCCAAGCAAGAAATGCCAAGTGCCACGAGCTTCTACAAATCGAAGGCCAAGAAGAATATATCCCGTTATCATGCGAAGCAAAAGGAAATGGAAAGATTGGATGCACAGAGTGTACAGAAGCCGCGTAATGCCCCGGGTGTAAAAATGCAGTTGGAGGCAGAGGGTTTTGGAGCACGCAACCTGGTGGAATTGAAGAAAGTTACATTTGGGTTTACGGAACAGAAGCCTTTATTTGATAAGTTGGACATTGTTATTTCACGAGGTGATCGCCTTGCGGTTCGCGGACCGAATGGTATGGGGAAATCCACGTTGTTACAACTGATGATGAACAAGCTTATTCCTCAAGTGGGCGAGGTACGAGCGCATCCAAGATTGAAGATTGGTTATTTCTCTCAAGAGCTGGAAGGGCTGAACATGGAGCAGACCTTGTTAGATAGCCTTCTTTGTTTGCCTGATATGACGGAGACCTACGCACGAACGATTCTTGGGTGTTTTCTATTTTCCCGTGAGAATGTATTCAAAAGAATTGGGGATCTGAGCATGGGAGAAAGGTGTAGAGCCGCTTTTCTACAGCTCTATTTCAGTGGAGCTAATTTCCTTGTTCTTGATGAACCGACCAATTATCTTGATATTGCTACTCGGGAAGTCATTGAAGATGCACTTCAGTCATATGCAGGCGCATTTGTTGTCGTCTCTCATGATCGAATGTTAGTACGTAAGTTGGCCAATCGTTTGCTAACCTTCTCAGAGGCACAGAAACCTCGGCTATTCGAAGGAACAGTCGAGGAGGAAGAAGAGTATATCCACAGGCGGGAAAGAGTGGGAACAAGCGGCGATCCATCACAAGATAATCAAAGAATGGCGTTAGAATGGACACTTACAAGATTGCTTAGTGATGAAGGTGGAACGGAGATGGAGGAAATAGAACGTCTACATGAAATTCGCATCCTTCAGAAACAATTGAAAAGTCTTGAATAA